CAATTTGTTTTTCAAATTGAGCAAACTCAGAAGGTTTAAGTTTTGAAATCTCAGCAACAGTCCAAATTTTTGTATCGTCCTGTAAATCTTCAATGTAACGTCTTTTATTAGTTTTTGTTACAGATTCAGCAGCACGTTTACTATTACTTGGTTTCTGTTTACGCGACCTCGTTTTAGAAACAGTACCGTTATCCGCTTTAAATAAGTCGATAACTCTAGCTGCCCATTTTGGATCAGTGTTATTCTTGTATATCCCGTCAGATATATTCGAAGGTTGCTCATCAAGCCAATCAAGAAATTTAGGGTCTTCTTTTAAGTCTGCAAAATCAGGGTGAAAGCTTATTAGTTCTTGCTCTGCAGTTTGAACTACTGCTTGTTGCTCCTTGACTTTTAACTGTTCAAGATGTCCTTCTATTTCTTTAACTTTATCGCTTGCTTTAAGTGTTGAGATAGTTTCAACAACATCGTAAACATCTGGATACTTTGTTCGAAATTGCTGTAGCTCTTCCTCACTCTTCGGCAACTCTGGTATTTGTTGAGTTTTTTCCGATATAGCGAGTTCGGCTTTTAGAAGTTCCGATTGCTGTTTCCATTCATTTAACTTAGTGTCATAATGTTTCTTTAGATCACCATAACGTTTTTTGTAGTCATGGGCATCTTGAGGCTCACTATTTTTATCTATCATGCCTTGCTTTTGTCGAGGTTGAGGAGTAGCCATATCAATGGGGTCTTCAATATCTCCATCGTCATCACCTAAAGTATTCCTATACTGATTTTCGTATGGGGTCGGCTCTAGTTCTTCGTTGTTTAAAGTTTCAGTTTCATTTTCGATAGTCATTTTTACCTCTCTTTCGTGGGGCCATGTAAAACATGGGTAGCCATCAGTAGGTTAGCAATGGGGCCAATAACGACATGTTATGTGGGTAGCCATTGATTAAAAGAACATCCTTGCAAATTCTGCATTACGATGTNCTAATTCTTTTAATTCGCCATANCCNTTACGGTAATAGCGTTTATATTCTTGTTTCATGCCTTCAGTATTGTGATCTGTTGTAGCACATACAAACTTTGGAAACTTACGAAGTCCGTTAGCACCCAAGTTAAATACGAAGTCTGTAAATATTTCTTGGCAGTTTTGACATAGTGTATCAAAGTCATCACTTGCAAATTCGCCTATAACTCTGCTGGCTCCTTCTGATGCTACTATTAAATCACCTATTAATAGATTTTCAGCGTCCATTTCAGATATGCCTTTTTGCATCCAACTTTCGTCATTCTTTAATTTATGACCGTAAGCAATAGTATCGTTACCGCCTTCGGGCGAGGGGTGTGGTAGCCACATCGATCCATCAAACCCAACTTTGCTTCCGTTTTCTACTCGCTTTATGTAGTCTATAAATTCTCCACGAAATTCCAATTTACATTCCTACGTTTTGTTGTTCAGCAAAACCTGTTTCTTGATCCAACATAGGCAACATGGGTTCTTGTTGTTGATCAACTGTTGCCATTGGAGATGTTATTGGTTCTGAAGGCATTTTAGGTTGTTGAAGATTACGTAATTTTTGTACTTGACTTGAAAAATTTTTAGACCATTCTGTAGCTTCTTCGGGTGTATCAAACATAATGTAATCTTTTTTCTTTAAGGCAATCGACAAAGCTTCTTCTTCATCGTATTTTTTTAATTCTTTACCTACTAAACGTATTGTAGGAAACAAATATTCTTTTCCTTGAACTTCTCTGCTCATTGTTCTAACAGTTTGAGGTTCTCCTGTATCAGGATCTACAAGAATAGGTGTTTTAGGATCTAAGGCTCTATTAGCCCAATCTGGCATTGGTGGCTGTGTTTTTTGTTCTACGCCTTGCGCTATATCTGAGTCTTGTATTTCTGAAAGTATGCCACCGCTTTGATACCCTTGCGGTGCTGCAAAACCTTGTTGTACTACTTTACCGTCAGGGTTGACCATTGGTGGTTGTTGACTTTGTACTCTAGAACGTTCTATTGCTTGCATTTGATTGTAAGCAGATTGTGCAGGTTGTGATGTATCTTGTGCTAATACTTGTTCTTCAGATTTAGTATTATTATTTCCTCCAAGTACAAACCCACCTCTTTGCATCATTGGTGGTTGTTGTATTTGATCTGCAGTAGCCATAGGATTTTGTTGAGCTACTTGTTGTTGTTGTTGTGGAGGAGGGGCTTGAGTTGGTGCAGGTTCCATAGGTTGTTGTTCCTGCGCTGAAGGTTGTTTTTCTTCTTCAAGCCTCTTACGTAGAGCAAGACCTTCGTTACGTATTTTATCAAGATACTTTTTACCACCGCCAAAGTAAGGTACAAGACCTTTAGGAATGTGATACTCGTAGTTACTTACTTTTATTGGAACATCATCACTTGGATCAAGATCCGTTCCTTTTAAATTAACACCATTCTTAATAGCTAGTTGTATTGCCTCTTTAGCGTACCTGTTAAGCTGTTTAAGACCAACTTCAAGAACTGTTTCGTAAGGAAGAATGTAATCGCCAGCATCTGCTTCGCGTGGAATGTCGTCTTTTACTGATTGTTGACCACCGTTTTGAGGACCTGCAGCTTGCTCGTTAATCATGCCAAGATTAGCCATCTCTGCTTCGCCACCATCTTGCATCTTTTTTATTTTACCGCCTGATTTAAATCCAAAACTACCGTCATCACCTCCGTCATCAAACCCAGAATCAAAAGAACCATAAGAATCGCCACTGGCATAACCGCCAGAACCAGCATCAGAACCGCCAGATACTTCTTCAAGATCTTTAGTTGCATTAGCTAGTGCTGTCATATTTTTTGCAAACTGGTTTACAATGTCTTCTCTTTCGGTTTTTTCAGAACTTTCATTAAATCCAAAATCATCTACTCCTTGGAAGTTAGTTTTATCTAAACCAGAAGATATTTCGTCACCGCTTAAATAGGGACCTTCAAAGAACCCAGTGTCGGAATACTCGTTCAGTCCAATAATGCCATCAAGTTGTGTGTTCAATCCATAAAAATCGTCTTGTCTTTGTTGTTCTGCGATTTGTTCTGCGATTTCTGTTGTTGCATATGACATCAGGCCATCAGAGAATTCATTGATACCGCTAAACCAAGAATCATTTACATCTCCTGATGCTTTATCAAAAGCGTCTATTGCATCGTCGTCTTCAACGGTAACAGCGGTAACAGCATTAATATCTTCAGATCTTTTAGGTACGGATCTAGGATCAAAATCATCTTCAGTTATCTCATCAACAAGATTCTTTTCATCAGGTCCTAAACTAGTGTCCAAATCAGAATATCCGTACTTAAATTCCTCTTTAGCCTCAGATATTAAATCGTCTAAATTTTCTATGGTGTAGTCATAATTAGCCATAGCGTAATCGCCTGCACTTTTATTAGGATCTAACATTGCATTTTTTGTCGGATCTAGTAAATTATTAATAGACGCTTTACCTGTAGTCTTGTAAGCATTTACTATTGACTTTGCTTGGTTTTTTGCTGCTTGCATTGCAGCGTCTGTATCTCTAGGGCCAGCATTTTGTCCAGTAGTTATACCTAGCATAGTATGTCCTGCACCGTTCGTAATATATATTCCGTCTGCTGTTACGTATGTTCGATCTGCTGGATTTGATGGAGGTCTGCCTGTATCAGTTCCATCTCCGTTAAATTCGTTTAAAACACCTATGGCTTCTGAAGGAATTCCTGATCTTCTGTCGTCCTCGCCTCCTCCAAGAAAAGCCTGTTTAATTTTATCAAATATTGTTTGATCTTTATCCTTAATAGCTTGTATGGCATTTGCTTGAAGAGATTCTGCTGTTCTTTCGTTAACGGAATTAGCTAATAAGTCTGCACTAAATTGTGATCTATCGGGATCAAAATCTTGTGCAAATCCAGTTCCCGTCATTCCAGGAGTAAGCTCTAACCAATCCAGATCGTCCTTAAACATACCTGTTGTTACATCTCTTTCGTATCTTGATCCAGTAGCTGTTTCACCATCAGCATAGTATTGTCCAGGTCCGTTAACTATGTATGCGCTAAATTGTTGATTTGTAATATACCCATTCTCTAAAGCTTTAGACGCTTGCGTCAAACTTTCTAAATCTGCATACGCTTCGTATCCGCTAGTTTTCCTCCAAAAGCTTCTCCTAGAACAGCTGCCCCTACTTTAAACGGACTGTCTTGTTGTACAAGATTAAATAAAGTTCCAACTCCAGGAACCATACCAAGTAACCCCATAAAACCATCTTGATTAACTGGACCGTAACCTATAGGAGATAAATCGTCTGGATCGTGATCGTCTGAAGAACTCCAAGTATCTTCTGATATTCTATTAACTCTTGCGTCATTCGCTATGCTTGGGTCAACAGTGTTATCAACTATTGTTTGTGGTTCGTTATCTAAAGGAGTTGCTCCTCCTATGTCTTCATTGAAATCAGAAAAAGGTTCTCTTGAAAATAATGTTGGGGATATTCCTGTATACCTGTAAAATTCAGTTGCTGAAAGACCTTCTGGAATTTCTGGAAGTAATTCGCCTTCCCCTATTGATTGACCTTGTTCAAAACGATTTAACACATCTTCCCATGTAAGACGTTTAGAACCCATAATCTTAGGTTTTAATAGTATCTTTTTTCCAGATTTTTGTAGAAGAATTTCTTCTAACTGTGCATTACTTAGAGCCATCCTTGTGCGCCTTTATCGTGTCTCTTGTTGAATCTTGTAATTTAATTAAGGTTTCCAGTAAAACCAGCTTCCCCTGCATTCGGTGTATTTCCGACACCGATTCCTCCACCATCAGTCGAGGGCGGTACTGCTGGATTAGGTCCTCCAGATACTCCTTCAGACCCTCCCATTCCAGATTGCTGTTCGCCAGCGGTAGAAGCTTCTTCGCCTGTTCCTTGTTCATTTGGCATTAACCCTTTTAATATTTCAGAAAAAATAGCTGCATCATTCATATCGTTTACCAATGAATCTGGATCTATGTCTTGGCTTATTGCAAGCTCACGAATTAGATTCGGTATCTTTATAAAGGGTGCAAGCATAGGATTAGCAACTGTCTGAAGCAAAGTTGTCAACCGTTGTGTGCGTACTTCTTTTTGAACAACAGCACTTGTTCCTTTTGGTTTAATTTCTAGATCACCAATTTTCTCAGGTGTGCGTTCGTTAAATTGCATGTTCCATTGAAAGAAAGCTTCTCCCAAAGGTTTCAGCAAAAAGTCATCTACATTCTTAATAACAGTTTTGACTCCTAAACTTGCACCCGACATAAGCATACTAAGACCAGACGCTGTTCGACCTGTTCCTGTTACTCCTGTCTGACCATGCATAATAGAAGGTATTCCTGTTTGTTCGTCAGCTAACTGCCTAGCCTTATCGAACATCTGTACATTTTCTCCAGCAGTACTTGGAAACTTTATACCGTTAACTGCTGTACCTGTAACACCAGACTGCCTCCTGAATATCTTTCCAGGATATATGTCCATAGTTTGCCCAGGAACTAGTTGTGTTTCATCAATGTCAAACACTAAATTACCAGCTAACGCTAGATTATCAATAGCCATTCTTATATGACCATTCATTAGCATTTGACTGTCTTCCATGTTTTCTGCTACACCAATACCAAACAACTGATATGGGTTAAGCTCATACGGGAAAGCTTGGTACGGTATACGTGCAGGTATGAATGGATTTGCAACAAAACGTAGTATTTCGTTTCCTGAAATCCATATGTTTACCTGTATTGAATCATCTTCTTTTATTTCTTTTGGAAGATCGATACCAATTTCTTCAGCAAACTTAGAGTCCAACGTACCCCAATACTCAAACACTTCAAAACGACTTCCTTGATAGTTCGGATCATCGTCATTAGAATAGAGAGTATTTTCATAATACTTTTCTTGATAGTTTGGACCACTGTTGAGAACGTCATTAATAGCCTCCTTATTAAAAAATGGACGATTAGAAAGATCACGTATTTGTTCCCTATTCATTCTGTGTCGTTGAATAACATAATCTGCATCGTTAAGACTTGTAGCACTGGGGTCAGGATAAAAATCCCAACAACTTACAGCCTCAATACGAGGAACAGTGCGGTCTATAGGAGCATACTCACCATTTTCCCAGTTGTGTATTGTCTTGTTGTAGTTAAATGGACCTTTAATAATACCTGTTCCAAGCAAAGAACACTCAAAAATAGCGTGACGTAACACAGTAACAGCATTAGTATCCAGTAATTGATCCTGTATACATTTCTCCATTACTCTCGCTGCTTCTGCAGCTGGGCTTATTTGTGGTTCTCCCATATTAGCTGGACCAGAAGCTAAGTTGGC